GCGCACGCGCCCGATGCTCCTGGCCTACTTCCACGGCGCCGTCACCAGCTTCGACCCGATCACGACACTCCCCGACTTCGTGCTCAACTCCCCGATCACGCGCAGCGAGCTGCGGCACCTGGTCACCGAGACCACCCTCGGCGAGGCGGAGGCCGCGCGCGGCCAGCACGACGACGCGATCATGGCCGGCGCCATCGGCTACTACGTCGCCTGGCGCATGGCCGGCGGCGAGACCGAGCCGATCGCCGACCGGCGCCGCCGCAAAGCGGCCCTCGACCAGCTCGCCGCCAAGGGCGAGCAGCCCGTCGCCGACTGGCGCAACTCCCCGGCGACCTCTCTGGAAACCGACGACCTGGAGGAGATCGATCATGGCGGCACCGTCAGCGACGACGTCAGCTACGCGCTCAGCGACGAGCCCGACGGGCTCTTCTTCGACGACCGCAGCCGCGCATGAGACGCTGGCGCAGACGCCAGCGTCGGTCGGACGGTCGACCGCGTCGGCCGCGCATGAGCGGACGGCCGCGCCCGCGCCGGTGCGCGTGCGGCGCCTGCAGCCGGCGCTGCTGGCCAGTCGTCTCAAGGCGCCCGAGGCCATCGAACTGCCCGACGGCCGCACCGTCCTCGGCGCCACCGGCGACTGGCGCGTCTACCGCGGCACGACCACCCTCGACCTGGTCCCGCCGACCCGCTTCCCCAAGGACTACGAGCTGATCCCGGAGGTCGGCCTGACCCTCAGCCCGAGCGACTGCACGCGCCTGGAGCAGACGACCGGCCTGGGGACGACCCAGATCCCGATCACCTTCATCAGCGCGGTCGAGCAGCTGGCGTCGCTCTCGATCGGCGACGTCCGCCTGGAGTTCACGCCCGGCCAGCTCGCCGAGCTGCACCACCGCGCCAGCAAGCGCGGGCGCTCGATCGAACTGGAGATCAAGGCGGTGGTCGATCGCATCCGCGACGAGATCTTCCACAAGGGGGGCTAGGGAGGCCCGTGGCCAGACAGATGGCCTGGTACCCCGGGCCTCCCCCGAACAGGGCGACACCGACAAGGAGCAGAGCGATGCAGATCACACCGGAGATGCTCGAATACTCGTGGCAGCGGTTCGACGCGCTCGCCACCTCGCTGCACATCACGATCGGCTATCAGACGGACCCGATCGTCTCCGATCCGAAGCGGGCGTGCGAGAAGGCGGTCGGCCTCGACGAGTACAGCCACATCGCCGATCCCATCGAGCGGGTCGAGGCGGTGATCACGACCGAGTACGTCCCCGCCTACGAGAAGCGGGCGGCGTCCGAGGCGGCTGGCTGATGGCCTGGTCGCCGGCCGACTGGACGCGCGCCTTCGGCCTCGCCCTGGCGATCGTCGTGGCGGGCGTGCTCGTCGCGCTCCTGCTGCAGCGGACCACGGCGCCGCTCACCGTGCCGCCGGAGGACCTGTTCCTGCTGCGCTGCACGCAGCAGGTGCGTCCCGGCCTCGACGCGATCTGGTTCCTCTGTCATCAGGTCGAGGAGAAGTAGCCGTGAGCGACCGGCGCCGGTACGACTTCGAGGCGTGGCCCACGGACGGCAACGAACTGACCGTCCGCTTGTTCAACTGGTTCTCCCGCAACTACTGGCTGGTGGTGTGATGGCCTGGTGGGACGCGCTCACGCTGCCGCAGGTGCTGCTGGTGCTCGGGCTGCTCTTCCTCGGGCTGCTCTTCGTCGTCGCGCGCGCGTGGTTCGAGAACCAGTAGGAGGTCCAACCAGTGGCATGGCATGACTTCTGGGGTTCCTCACGGCTCTCGCTGGCGCCCGGTGCCTGGCCCGAGCGGGATGAGGTCGCGCTGCTGGCCGATCCTGGCCTCCCCGATCTCCCGCACCGGGTGGCGCGGGCGGGCGTGGTCTACCTGGGACTCGGCGGCGTCGAGCGCATCTGGCGCGGCAGCCCGACGGCGGAGGCGCGAGCCAACCTCGTGCGCGGGCAGCAGCGTCGCCGGGAGCGCGAGCACATGGGCGCCGCACGGGAGGACAGGAGCTGGATCACCCCGGAGATCGAGGCACGGATCGAGGCGGCCGTCCGCGATCGGCTCGCCCGCATGGGGAGGGCGTGATGGCCTGGCATGACTTCTGGTGTCAGCTCTGCGGGCAGGTGCTCGTCAACGTCGACGTCCCGGCCGCGATCGGCGCCCGCCTCGGTGCGCCGCTGCACTGCGGCCAGCCGACCAGCTGGCTCCCGGCCGTCGGCCGCATGGACGCCTCCTCCGGTCCCGGCTTCGAGGCCTTCGACGCCTACGACGGGCAGAACCGCCCGGTGCGCGTCGACTCCCTCAAAAAACTCCGCGACATCGAGCGCCAGTCGGAGGTCGACGCGCGCAACGGGCTCGGCCAGCCGATCGTCTGGCGGCGCTTCAGCCAGGACCGCTCCAACCACGACGTCCACAGCCTCGCGCCGACCTTCCACCAGGAGCGGCCCGACCCGGCCTACGTCAAGAAGTTCGCCCCGGCCATCAAGCGCGACGGCGCCGAGGCGCCCGACGCCGCCTACGGCCCCGGCATCTCCGACGCGACGCCCAGTGCGCTCGACACCCTCGACTGGAAAGGCTGAAGGCTAGAACCAGATGAAGGTCGTCTCCACCCAGTTGACCTCGCGCCCCTGCGAGGAGAGCACCGCGAGGAAGTGCGCGTACGCGCCGGCTTGGGCACCGTACTCGAACAGCAGGCGCAGCCCGTCCTCGCTTTCCCATTCGGCGGTGGTGAGCCCCCAGCGGCGCGTATGTTTCGGGTCCGGTTCTCCCGGGAGGATCCCGGCGCGGACCTCCCAGGCGCAGCGTCCAGCAACAGGTGGTGTCATAGGCCGAGGAGTGTAGACCAGTGGCTGACTTCTCTCCCAGTGGCGTCCTCGACCTCCCGCGCACCTCCGCCGAGTCGCTCCTCCAGGGCGACCCGCGCGTCCTCAGTTGGCTGCGCGAGTGGGTGCAGGAAGGCGACTTCATCAATCGCCAGGACCCGTCCTACGACCTCATCTCGCGCTCGCAGGACTACATCGTCGGCCAGCAACTATCTCCCGAAGCGTGCAAGCTGAAATACCTCCCGCAGGTCACCATCAACGAGACGCGCAAGGCGATGCAGGCGCACGTCTCGGCGATCACCGACCTCAAGCCGGTGGCCGGCTGGAAGACCAATCCCGAGTACCAGGTCCAGGCCAACATGCTCAACCAGTACCTCATGGCCGAGTGGGTCACGACCATGATGGACCTGGACCTCGGCGACTGCGTCAAGTACGCCCTGGCCGGCGGGACCGGCGACCTCGTCGTCGACTGGGACCCGCACGTCCCGCTCGGCGGCGCGCACCAGCTCACCGCCCGCGACCCACGCGACACGCTCCCCCTGCGCCCCTCCTTCGGCCGCAGCTCCCAGCTCTGGGAGGGCGTCTGCTTCCGCGAGGAGCACACCGTCAACGTCCTGCGCGGCATGTACCCGACCCGCGCGCACCTCTTCAAGGCCAGCAGCGACAACCTCCTCGGCCAGGTCATGGGCCGCTTCCGCACCGGCCTCAACCGCCTGATCTCCCCCGCTGACCCGCTCGACTCGATCGCCTGGCCGGGCACCGCCGGCACCGCGCGCAAGGCGCGCGCCGGCTCGCTCGTCCTCTACCGCGCCTACTTCACCGACCGCACGCGCAACCTCACCGGCAAGCCGATCCCCATGGGCACGCCCGGCACCAACTGGGCCTACGTCGTCGAGCCCAACCAACCCCTCTACCCGCGCAAGCGCCTGCTGGTCGCCACCGAAGACGCGATCATCTACGACGGCCCGAACACCTACTGGCACGGCATGTTCCCGTTCTGCCGCCTCAAGCTCTGGTCGGTCCCCTGGCAGTTCCTCGGCATCCCGCTCTTCAACGATCTGCTCCCCCTCCAGGACGCCATCAACGACACGATGCACGACGTCCGCCTGGCGATGCGGCAGTGGACCAACCCCGACATCACCTACAACAGGAACGCGGTCTCCGAAGCGACGATGAAGCTGATGGACCCGCGCCGCCCGGGCAAGCGCGTGAAGATCGCGCCGGGCTTCGGGGACCCGTGGAAGAAGGAAGACGGCCCGGCGCCGCAGATCATCCAGCTCGGGATCGAGCTGTGGCAGCAGCTCACGCAGAAGTTCGCCGACCTCAGTGGCACCGCCAACCTCTCGGCCCTGCTCCAGCTGCGCCAGATGCCCTCGGCCGACACCATCCAGAAGTACTACGAGGCGCTCACCCCCGAGATCCGCCAGGAGGCGCGCCAGGTCGAACTCTTCCTGCGCGACTTCTCGGAGATGGTCAAGATCAACTACTTCCAGTTCCTCTCTCAATCGAAGCGCGTCTCGATCCTCGGCACCGGCGGCCAGACGCTCGACGAGTTCGACTTCGACCCCGACATGCTCGTCCCCGCGCTCGTCCCCGGGCAGCCCGGCTACACCCCGGAGCTGGACGCGACCCTCACCAGCCGCGACCAGCGCGCGCAGTACTTCCACAAGCAGTTCGTCTTCATCGTCGCGCCCAACTCGGTCCTGGCGATGGACGCCACCGAGCGCAAGATGATGCGGGTCCAACTGGCGAGGATGGGCTACTACGACTTCTGGTCGCTGCACGAGACGCTCGAAACTCCAAACGTCGGCGCCCCGCCGGCCATCCCGCTGCCGCCGCTCTCGCCGCCGCCCGCCGCGGTCCTCCCGATGATGCTGCAGTCGGCGATGGCCTTGCCGAACGGCCTCGGCATGATGGCGGCCGGCGCGATGCCCCTGCCCCAGTACACCGACCCGGCCTCGGGGCGCACCTTCACCCTCGACATGGGCAGCGGGCAGATCCTCGAAGTGCGCGTGCCAGTCACGGTGACCGAACGGTTGCAGGCCCAAGCACTCCTCGGCATCGGGCAGACCGTCTCGCCGGCCGGGCGGAAGGCCAGCGGGCAGGCGCCGCCGCAGGGCGAGACGAAGAACGACGAGCCGGGCGGGCGGCAGACGATCACCGAGTCGGAGAAGTAGAACTAACGTAGATATGTCCGATAAGAAGCCGTCGCTGCGCGCGCTGCTCTCCGGGCTCGACCCGCGCACTGCGCGGCTCGCGCGGCGGCTGCTCGAAACGACCCTGCTGCCGCCCGGCGACGAGGCGGCATTCCAGCGCTGGGCGCGCGAGAACCAGCTCCGCGACGTCGACCACCCCGATAGCTTCTACGACTACCGCGGCTACTGGCAGTCCTCCGGCGGCCCGCCGCAACCGCCCGGCGCGCACTTCCCCGACACCTACAAGCAGTTCGGCCACCCGAGCTTCTCCGTCGAGTCGCAGTACGCCCAGCCCGGAGAAGGCGGCACCTGGATCGGCGAGACGCTGCTGCCGCAGCCGCCGCTGGCCGTCTCGCACCGGTCGGAGAAGTAGAGTAGGCAGCCATGGCAGGCCAGAAGGCCGTCGTCGCCGATCCGTTCCGCGCGCCCACCGCGCCCGCCTGGCTCGGCAGGCTGCGCGACTGGGTCGATCAGCCCCGCCCGCCCGACTGGTGGACCACCCCGGTCGAGTTCCCCGGCAAGGCACTCGCGACCGAGGCCGCGCGCAGCGCGCTCCAGTGGCTGACCAACCCGCAGACCGCCGTTGACGCCCTCGCCACCACCGGCGTCCCGGGCGGCCCCCCGCGCCCGCCCGGCGTACGCGCTTTTCACGGCAGCCCGCACGACTTCGACCGCTTCGACTTCTCTCGAATCGGCAGCGGCCAGGGCGCGCAGACCTACGGCCACGGGCTCTACTTCGCCGAGCGCGAGCCGGTGGCGCGCACCTACCGCAACGATCTCTCGCCGCGCCCCGAGGTGCTCGTCGGCGGAGAGCCGCTCGACCAGTTCGGCTACATCC